TCACCAACGAATGTAGCAGTACCTGACACAGCAGACTGGTCATATGCATAGTCAATAGCAGAAAGTGCACGAAGTGAACCAAGAATTTCCTGGTCGATTTCAACAGTGATTTCTTGAGCAAGAGCAGCCATGATTTCGGCTTCAACGTCTAGACCGTGCATGCTCTGGGCATCCTGAGCAGCTTCAAAAGTCCAGCGAGCTGAGAGCTTGCGTGTCTTGGCTTCAACAACCTGTTTCAGAATCTGCACGTTGATGCGGTTACCAGCAGTACCTTCAAGAGTAGCTGTGGTTTGAGCAAAACCAGTTGTAGCGCCTGAATAAGCAGTTGCGATCTTGAAAGGACTCAGAGCTTCGTCACCAGCAGTTGTGCCAGTGGCGCCGCCTGATCCAGAGACTGTGTCAGCATAACGCACACGCAGAGTGTGGATCTGAGCAACTGGGCCAGTCATTGGCTGAACACCTACGATTTCGTTGGCGATAACAGTTGGCATGACACGACGAATCACTGGCAGAATCACGCGGTTCAGTGTAGCAACGTTGCTGCTAGCAGTAGCGCCGGCTGTGGCGTTTTCTGCCAGATACTTGCGAGTGTTGTCAAGGACAACGCCCATTGTGGTTCTCTTGGAACCGTTTAAGCCTTCGAGCAGAGCTTCTTTGGTCTCGCCCCAACGGCTTTCTAAAAGTGCTTGTTTCATTTTTTTCTCCTATTTAGGGTTAGTCACTTTAGCCCTGCTAGACGACGAAGTTCTACCACATTTGTGTCAACTTCGGCAGCTTTAGCAGATTTATCACCAGTTACTTCTACACGACTTTCAGTTAAAACAGCAGCTTTTTCAGTCACTGGTTTATTTGTGCCGTTTGTTAGAACAGCTGGTAGATACTTATCAAATGCAGCCTGTAACTTAGTGGTCTGCACTGATTCGAGAAGTTGGCTCATTACAGTTGCCTTCTCTGCAGTTAGTGTTTTCAGCAGTTTGTTGAGAGTATCTTTACGATCTGCTGTTTCCTTGATCAACTGAATTTCACGTTCTTTGTTTTCGATCAACTTGACTTTTTGATCAACTACCTTACGAGCTTCTGCAAGGGTTGATTGTTGTTTTTGCATGATCTTGCGCATACGAGCTATTTCTTTGCTTTCGTTCAAATGTGTAACACTGAATTCATTTGCAAAGGCTTCAAAAATGCGACGACCAAACATGTTTTCGCGAGCAATTTGAATATCTTCTTTTAGCTGGTTGAGTTCAGACTCTAACGAATGTGTCACTGCTTCACGTACTAGCTCAGCTGAATTTTCAATAAAAGTTTTTTGCATTTTAGCCATTCTTGATTTGGCTTCACGCACCAACTTTACTTTGGTTTCAACTACTGCACGCTTGTCTTGTTCGAACTCTTGGATTTCTTCAGCTAACGCACGAGTCGTGAAATCTTCTAGCTTACGAAGGCTATTCTGATATTCTTTTCGATCTTGACGTAGTTCTTGGATCTCCTCAGCAAGTTTGCTGACCATAAAGTCATTAAACTTGCGTGCGCTTTGCATCATGCGAACATTAAATTTCGCACGATCTTCAGCTAGAGCCCGCTTGTCTGCTTGAAATTCTGAAATTTCTTCAGACAGGCTGTCAGTGACCATTTTGTCTAGAGCTTCAACCATCACTTGTTTGTCGTGCTCATAACGGCCAGCAAATTCTTCGCGAAGCTCAGCACGCAATTCTTCTCGTGCTTCATTAAGTTTAGCTTCCCAAGCTTCATTGATAGCTTGCTGCGTAGATTCGTTTATAATGCCGTTGTCTAGCAACGATTTGATAGCATCTAGCATTTGGTTATCTCCTTATTTTTAAATCTTTAATCAAGCCTACCACGGCTTTTTCAAGATACTTCTGTACTCTTTGATCAGAACTAGCATCGTTTGCTAGACCGAACAGTTGTTGCCCGCCACGCATATTCATCATGCTTTCATAAATAGCTTTTGGATATGCATTTGGTGCACTGGGCTGTGCTACAATATCTACAGTGACTATTTCAAAATCACTGACATGTCCACTTGCTTCGTTAACTTGACCAGATCCACGACTGCTTACGCCAAGTTTTACACCTGACGACAGCATTGCTTCAACCAGTTTGCCCATGGGAGTTGGTAAAACTTTTAGTTTACCATAGCCTGTTGGGCCATCCATCCACATTTTTGTAATCATGTGGCTAACACGATCTAGATTGATTTTTAGATCGTCTGGGTGATCAACTTCACCCAGTACTGAATATCCATCTTTTAATTGAAGATTGATAGCATCAACTGCTTTTTCAATTTCTTTTGCAGGATATACTCTTTGATTGGCATTTTTAACGCCTCCCTGAATGAATATACCCTGCATATAAAGATTTTTGCCTTTACCGTCAGGAGCGTCTTCCGACAACACCTGCATTGCTGCGTTGTCGAAAGTCAAATGCTCTTTTAGTATCAAAGCCATTGCAGTGACCTAGTGATTACCGAACTCGGCCTTTGATCGGGCCAGTCTTGTTAATTGGACGAGTACCGTCAGCACCAACTAACTTGCCTTCTTTTTCATGGTTCTTGCTATAAGGTGTGTGCTTTTCGTCCCAAACTTTTTTGTCACCGGGAGCGTTCTTAAATTTGCCAGCATGTGGTTGTTCTCCACGATTTTTGGCATATTCGTTCTTGGGCTCTTCAATAACTTTGCCATCTGGTGCTTCGTTATGGCTACCACGAACGATATTTTCTGTGGTGCCGCCCATGTCATTTTTGCCAGCTACTGTGCTTTTTTTGTTGACATTCACAGTTTTGTCTGAAGAAGGAGAACCAATTTTTTGACCTTCTGCGGTGTCGTTTTTATAGAAATCTTTTACCTTTTCTACATATTCACGCATCATGTCAGCTTGACTGGTGTGTTTAGAAGATTTTTTGTTACGGGCTTCATCAAGTTCTTCGCCTTCATCTTCTTCATCTTCTTCATCTTCTTCATCTTCTTCATCTTCTTCTTCATCTTCAGAATCAAATTCTTCATCAGAATCTGGACCACCAACATCATGAATACCCGGGTGATCATGTTCTTCAGCTTCTTCATCAGCCATTAGACGATCAAACTCAGCCTTGAGTTCTTCGAGTTCACTTTCAAGATCCATCACGCGATCTTCTAAGTTTTCATCGCCCATGTCGTGGTCAGCTGGTAAATCGCCGTGAACGCCTTCATCGTCATCACTGTCGAGATCAAAATCTTCGTCATCATCATGACCAAAATCATCATCCATGTCGTCTTCGGCTAGACCTTCTTCGTCCATTTCGACTTCATTTGTAATATCGTCAACCATTTCTTCTGTTTCGTTACCGCCCATTTCTTCATCCATGAGGCTTTCATAGATGTCACGCGATTTTTCCACCACAATCTGGTGAAATAGCTTGCGAGCTGCTTGTTCGTTATCGTTGATGATATGTTCGATCAACTTTTCATATTTGTTCATTGTTACAACTCCTTAAAATATTAAAGTCATTTGTAAAGTATTTACAAAGTTGGTAAAAATACTGGGTTAAATAGGTGTTTTTTGATAACTTTTAAAAAAAGTTAAAGGCCAGGCATGCCACCTGGGCTGGCTGCCGGTGGCGCATATTGTTTTTTAACTGTTTCTAATTTTTTTTGGTGTTCAAACTTGCGAACATCATTGGCTTGACGAAGTCTGTTCAAATGTTGCAGGGTAAGACGGGTCTTGCGCATATCCTTCATGTGAAGAACGCTGTTATCATCTTTTTCGGTTTGATAGCCTATTTTGGCATCATTAAACATTTCAGATATAAACATAATTTTATTTATGGTTATGCCACGCCAGGCGGGCTTGCGCCTGGCGCTGATTCAGGCGGAGGCGGCGTTCCTTCTGCGCCTACCTCAGGCGTTGGGGCAGTGCCAGTGTCTGGCAATGGTGCTATGCCTTCTAGATCACCTTGAATGCCACCTGGTGTAATACCTACATTACGAAGTTGTGCTTGACCTGGGCTTGATTCATCTGCTTCGCCATGTTCTTCTGCCCACATTATTTCATTTTCTGCCATTTCCATTTCGCTCAAGCCTAGATAACGCTTCATCAAGAAACGCTTGCTAAGATATGGATATTGTTCCAATTGAGTAAAAGTCTGTATTTTAGCGCTGTCGATATCTGCTTGACGATATTGCGCAAAGTTTTGTGGAGGATTAAAGATCAATTCAAACAACTGACCATCAATGTTGATACCTCTCCAGCGCATAAACATCTTGAATTCAGTGTCAAGTTTGTCTATGATCATGCTTTGCAAGCGTGTGCAATACTGATTGAAACGCCATTCTTGAATCAATGCTGTGCCAACTTTGCCATCACTGATTGCCTGGGTGCCATCGTCTGTGCCTGTGGGCAGATAACTAGCAGGAATACGCAGACCACGGAATAATTTGTTGGTAAAGAATTTTAGATCTGTGATTTCGCCAAGATTTTGACCACCAGGCAGTATTTCAACACTTGATCCACGACCGTCAGCAGTCTGAGGGAAGAAATAATCTTCATGTGTACTCAGGGGATTATATGTAGCATCCATCATGTTAGAATTTTTTGTATAAACGCCTTGTTCTATAGCAAATGTATGATATCCATGATAAATTTCTTCATTATCAATAGTCAAAGTTCCAACTGGTATGCGTGTTTCTAATTTTTTAATTGATACTATGCGATGATTGTACAATGGCAACTTGTTTTTAAAATCAGTCCAGTTGCTAAATCCATTATCACGCAAAAAAACATTCAATGTGTTTTCAGAAAAATAACCTGTTTTAGCATTTCCTTTAATGTTACTATTGATTTCAACAAATTTTTTCATAAATTGCTCGTTATCAATAATAGTTTTTGCTGCCTGTGCTTTTGACTCAATTTTATTGAACACAACATGGTCTACAAAAACCTTTAGCATTTCTGGATGCCAATTAATTTTTCTACTTGGTTTTTGTATAGAGTAGTCATTAGATTTTAACAAGGATTTCCAATTGTAACCGTGCTGACGTAAAATATTTCTGAATACGGAGACTGTTATTTTTTCAAGATTAAGTTTACTGCATTTTTTGTCTTGTTTTTGATTTAATTCTCGGTATATTGACATAAATTCTTGATTATTATTCAATGTCAATATTATATTTTCTAATGATTTTTTTTCTGTAGTTTTAAGTACATGTAAAATAATTTCTAACATTTGATAATTTGATTGCAACAATTGATTCGGCCATGGTAGTTTGCTATTGATCATCAAATTTTCAAGCAATCTCTTTTTTATTTTTTCATATTCAACAGCGCAAAACTGTTTTTTATATGCATGGGCTTGTTTATTTTTTATAGAAATATTTTCAGCATGCTGTATTTTCTTTTCTTTGGACCATTTAGATCTGGTTTCTTTAGCTTTAGCTCTAAACTGTGCTATTTCATCTGGAGTTCTAGTTAAAAGAAAATCACGAAAACAGCTTGAATGATACATCTTATGGTCTATCCAAGACATATAAACTAGATTGTTTGGTTCGTTATTGTACCGATTAAAATCTAAATGATGAATTAGTTTCTTAGGTTTATTAATATTTTGTTCATCAAAAAGCATTTCTTTTGATGAGCCATGTTCAGCCATAAATTTAGATATTTCTCTATGAACAAACTGCCATGATTTTGATTCATGATCATATATTTGTATATATGTGTTACCTTTTTCTTTTATACTGCATTCACGGATGTTGAAACTGATCAAACTGTCTTTTTCTGGAATTATATCTTGAGCTTGAACAAAACCTTTGCCAATAATCGGAAACTTATGTTCAGGTGTACATATGATTATTTCACCGTTGTCTAGAGTTAATTCAATAACTTCAGCAGATTTTTGAGTGATACCTGCCCATGTAATTAAACCAGGAACCATTTTTCCAGTGACAGGATCGCAACTGTAAGCCCAATTAGGTTTTCCATTGTTAAACTCTTCTGTCAGTTGCGTTAAACTTAGTGTTCTTCCATCAAGCAGCGGAACTCGTGTATTCATTGCAAAACAGCCACCGCCAGTCTGAGTAGGAATTCTACGCTGACTTATTTCATTTTTAATACGATCCACAAACGCCATTGCCATGTGGCTTGGCATGTTGCCTACGTCGATCTTGAACATGCGACGTTCTGGTGCACGCTGAACACGATATATAATAATTGAATCTTCCAGCAGTTCTTTTTGCTTGAATACTTTGAATACGTTTTCAAGCACACTGTTGCCAAAAGGCCAAAAGATATCTAACCCTTCAGTCAAACTAATATGAACTACATGTTCTGCATTAATAACAGCTTCATTTTGAGCGTGACTGAAACGAGAACCGCCTGAATATGGAGTGCGTGGCTGAACATACGCACCTGATGGACCACCTACTTGTGGATGATTCACAAACGTATCTGATGTACTCACTGCTGTAACTGTGAGATTTTGAAAATTAGGATTTAAATCTTTGACAATATATTGTTCAGGTTTTTTGCCTTCGCTTTCATTGACAATCACCTTGGTAACCTTGCTCATTTCTGTCCAAAACAACTTGAATGTTTCTGGATCTCGAATAAACACTTGATCGCCATACTTCAGCGTGTTTCGCACAATCTTGAAAATGCGTTTGTTGAGTTGATTTAAAGCTACCCATTGATTTAATTGTTCTTTGATAATTTTTACTTCATTGTCAGTAGGATTATCATGAAAATGAATATCAAATGGGGTTTTGTTTTCTGTATTCTTTTGACTGCAGAACTCAGCCAGAATATCTAGTGCAGCATTGACTTCTGAATCCATGTCCATCTGTTCGTATTGATTATAACGTTCGATACGATTGGGATGGCCTATATACACTTCAGGCAATGTGCTAGCAAAATTGCGGTATCCTGCATCTGGTTTACTGCTAGTACCGCTGCCGATAGGACTGATTTGTCCCGGCATATTATTGGTTTTAAAGTATTTTTTCCAACTCATTAAACGATGCCTTGTTCTTTATTTATAGGTTTTTATAGTGCCAGTGTAGGATTCTTAAATTATATTTGTTGAATTTAATTGAATAATAGTTTAAAAAGAATAACTTACATCACAACAATCAAGATTGAGCATATAATATTTTTTTGTTTATATCCATTGTAGATCTTAGATAATCTATAATAATGTCATATTTTTGTTGCTGAATTTGCATCTGTTCAGAAATCTGAGTCAGTACACTGGATAAATTTGTAAATGATGTATCAGTTGCTCCAATTGTTTTAGCCACTGTGTCAGTCACTTGAGAAACTGAAGGTTTGTTGTTAGTAACTGTATCAGTCACTTGAGAAACTGAAGGTTCGTTGTTAGATACTAATTTTGATACATCTGGTATCACTGTACCAGTTGAGTTTGGTACAACAATTTCTGGCCCTCTTTCACCGACAAGATAAGGTTTACCTTGATTAACTGGGCCTCCGTTCGCCCTAGCTTCTGTACTTGAGCCTAATAACGAATTCCACAGTTCTTTGGCGCCACCTTTAACTATATCAACGATATTAAAGTTTGCTATTTTATCTGTTATATTTTTAAAGAATCCTAATATACTATCACCTATATCTGATATAGCTTTTGTTACCATATTCCAGGATTCAACCAAACCATTAACTATTTTTTGTTTCAATTCAATCACACTGGTTTTAATATCTATCCAAAAATTTGTTGCGAAATCAATTACCTTTGAAGGCAAAGTTTTAGGCCACAATAGTGCATCAGCAATATCAGAACCAACCATTTCTCCAAAATCTTTGATAATAAGTAATCCGTCAGCAATGGTTGAACCAACTTTTTCGCCTGTATCCTTGATATACAATAATGCATTAGCAATAGTTGAATAAACTTTATCTAATAATGCATCAGTACCTGTATTCAACAAATATTCTACACCATTTGCTAATTTTTCACCTAGGTATCCAAAAATTCCATTGAAACTGTTTTGCAAAAAGTCTGTCAATTTATCATACCAGGATGTATCTTTTACCAAACCAGTCGTAAGATTAATAGCTTTTCTCATCAAGTCTACTTGTGTTTTAAATGCATCAGCAGCAAGTATTGCGTATGTATCTAGATTACTACCCACAAACTCTTCCATAGCTATAGATTGCTGTGTTGTCTGAGCAGTCAACTTCTGAAATCCTTTAGTCAATCCATCAGTAGCAGTTGCTGATTTTTCTGCAGCAGTTGCTGATTTTTCTGCAGCATCTGCTGGCAATTGAAAACTTCTGAATGCATTTTGCATTGCAGCCATACCTTGCACAACTGGGCTATCAGCACCATAAAGACTTGCTAAGTCTGTAGATGATTCTCCATGAGATCTTATTGCTTCACTAGCTTTGCTAAGATTTTTTTGTGTATTCGATACCATGTCTTGATTTCCAGAATTTATCTGTCCAGAAGTTTCTTTTAACATGTTCATGATATCTTTATTACCAGCAATAATTGGATCTGTCACTGGACCGCCAGCCATCACTTGCGTTAAAGCTTGTTGTAATTTGGGTCCCATTTCTGGACCCATTGCCATCATTGTAGAATAAGATTGTTTATACGCTTCTTGTTGTTTAGCGTCAAGTTTACCCAATAGAGCACCACGCATACTTTCTGTGCGGGCTTTTTCCATTAATTTTTTAGCATCTTGACCAGTTATATCGCTAATAACTTTTAAATTTTTTGCATATTCTCTAGTGCCACGCGCAATATCTTCAGTAGTCATTTTATTAAGATTACCACTGGCTTTTTGTTGGGACATGTATTGAGCCATAATAGCACCTTGCTCTTCGTAACTATATCCCATTGCCAACATTTCATCTCTGAGAGTATTACCGCTCTTACCAATAACTTTTACTGACGCTTTCATGCCGGCTGCCATTGCTTTAGCGCCTTCTGCCTGCGTGAATCCAGCATTTCTAAAATCTTCAGATGAAGCAGCAGCAGCTTGTTGAAATTGTGTCATGTTCAAAGCTGCATCATGCGCAGTATTACGCATTTCGATCATGCCACCAGAAAAACTTGCTCCAGCTTTGCTAAAGCTGTGCAGCATATCAACTGATTTCTGAAACTCTTTGGCAAATATATCATTTGCAACGTGAGCAATAGTTGCAGCAGCTTCAGCAGCAGCACTGGCAAATCCACCGATAAATGGTATCGCGCCTACTGTGGCTTTTGTTAATCCAGAAACTGCATCAATTGTGTTGTTGATTGCACCAGCACCAGCTGCAATTGGATTTCTAGCCATTTCATCATATTGAGTCGCAAATTGAGCGCCCAATGCAATGGCTGATTTAGTCAAATTGGCTAATGCACCGCCTGAATTTAAAAAAGATTTCTTAGTTTGTTCTCTCTGTCGGTTTTCTTCTTCATTTCTAGTAGCGCTAGCACGGTTACGCTGAGCATTGGTTGTTTGAGTTGAACCTTGTGGACTTCCTGGGGCAAACTTTTCAAAAGCAGCTAGTAATTTAAGTAAAGTTTCTTCAGAAGCTGCATTTTCAGCTTGGACTTTGCCGACTCCAGGGATGTCAATTATTACATTTGCCATATTATTTCAGATAAATATCATGTTAGTAACTATTATTTATGGAGTTCAAAACTGTGTCCACCCCCTTCAACAATCCATTATCTAAACATTTTCGACGACCAGCGATCTATCTTCGACTACCAAGCTCAGGCAAATTCTATCCTGATGGCTCAATAGACCTAACAACAACAAATGAAATTCCTGTTTATCCAATGACGGTAAAAGATGAATTAACATTAAAAACACCAGATGCGTTACTCAACGGTATTGGCATGGTTGAAGTAGTAAAAAGTTGTTGCCCCAGTATCATTGATCCTTGGTGCATGCCGTCTGTTGATGTTGATGCAGTTTTTATTGCTATTCGATTAGCAAGTTATGGCCCTAGTATGGACTTTACTAGTAAATGCTTGAATTGTGATGCAAAAAATCAACATGCGATTGATTTACAAGTATTGTTAGATCGTTTACATCCAGCAAATTATTCTGAAATAGTCACGATTGACCAACTTAAATTTAAGTTTAAACCTCAAAATTATAAAAATATCAATCAAACTAACATCATTACATATGAAGAACAAAAATTGGTAACTAGTATTATTGCAAATGAATCTTTGCCAGAAGAAGAAAAAATACGCCGTTTTAACGAAAGCTTTAATAAATTAAAAAACATGAACATCACTGTACTGACTTCTAGTATTGACAGTATTACTACCGAAGAAGGCATCGTAGTAACTGATCAGAACATGTTAAACGAGTTTTTAGAAAACTGCAGTAGACAAGTTTATGAAGAAATAAAATTGCATATACAAAAACTAATAGATCAAAATAAACTTGAAAAGCTCACATTACCTTGTGACGAATGCCAGAAAAATTACGAAACAGAATTAACATTTGACCATTCTAATTTTTTCGGTTAAGGCTTTTGACTCTATCCAACGATGATATTATAAATTGGATAGAACAACTTGAAAAAGAATCAAAAGCCTTAAAAAAAGAAATAATAAGAATTTGTTGGTTCATGAGAGGTGGTATAACCTACGATCAAGCCATGGATCTATCCTTTGAAGAACGACAGGTTATTGCAGAATTAATAAACGATAACTTGGATACTACCAAGAAATCTGGATTACCCTTCTTTTAATACCAATGAGGTCTGTTACACAGACCTGTTGATTCGCTGTCGCTCATCAACTCTTTTTTATAAACATCGTTTTCTAACGTAATCACTGTTTAACAAAGTAACTCTTGTAGCCGCGTAGCGGCGTCTCACACGGTTCATCTAGATGGAGCAGCCATACTTTGCCCGTCCGAGGGGCAAAGCAAAAAGTTTTCATCTGAGTGATTACAACCCTAGCGTTATGGCATTACCGAGGCGGTCAGCCGGTACCTCTAGCCACGTCTTTATTTCTGACGGCGGATATATATTCAAACGCTAACCTTGAATATATATCGTGTAGCATCGCTGCTACGTCTTTTAGCCTTGATTAAGAATTCTTTTCAAACAGTGAAATTGGTTTTATGAAGGCATATCCAATCGTCGTCCTGTTAAGGATAGTCACTGAGTACTCCTGACAGCGAGAAGATTTCCGTCCCTGCGATACATGTGTCCAGGTCTAGAGCATCCGAAGTTAGCCGATGCGAGCCTTACTGTCTATGTGTGCCTAAATTTTGTTTAA